ACCTCTTGTGTGCTTTACAAAGTCGGGCTGCGCCTCATCTTTAGCTAATTCCCAATATACCTGTACTGGTGGTAGGATGCCGCCCTGTAGCGCACAAGCCATCCAGTTAGGGTCAGGTACAAGTATCTTGGCGCACTCGTCTATGCTGTCCTCGTACACTACACGATAGTCTGACTGTACACCGTCTAGGTTTTCTTTAGCCCAGCATAGGCGGTCAAATAGGTGTGTGCCTTGAAACTCTGGTGTCTGCATCATGCTAAACTCCCTGAAGCATTGAAAAGCATAACTTGGTCTTGCTCTGTATCACTAGAGGCGGCTGTAGCTTGTAGGCTTACCTGAGATACGGTTGAGCCTGTAATGAAAGCTGTTAGTTTATTAGAACCTACTGCCCCTGTAACAACGACTCTATTTGTGGTTGAACTAAAACTATTTGTTGGAATAGCTATACCATTTCCAGTAGATGAATCCGTAAAAGAAGATACATTTATAGAACCGTATAAAGCATTTGCCCCACCACTAAAATCATTTGGCATATCAATCATAGCACAACAGACAGTTGCGCCACTCACAAGAAACAATGTATCAACCGTGCCAGCGGTGCTGTGTTCTATGGTATCTGCTTTTATCTTTCCTAGTGCCATAATATCGTCCTATTGCGCTGGGGCTAACTTTATACAAGAAAAACAAGTGAGATTCTGAGTTGAACTACCACTGATGTGTGTTCCACTTGCTAATGAGTCTGCTATAAATTTTATTCTAAAAGTAGAAGTATCAGTTACGTTAAGCATAAGTTGCATACTTGACCCATTGTTTGCCCCAGTGTCAGTATCTCCACTATATGCAGTAGCACCAAGATGATAAGCACCACCACTGTTTGTGCTTACACGAGCAGTAACACCAAAAGAGCCATCGCCAGTGGTGGTGTTTTGTCCTTGCACAACTATATCAAACTTGTACAAACCAGTTTTATTAAAACTAAAAGTACCGCTACTTTCTGTTAAACCGTTAATAGAAGCATTGTATCCGTCATCTGGCCTTTCCCAACCTGTAATGTCTGAGCCACTGCTAGTATAATTAGCCGACAATCTCCAAAAATCTACTGAAGCCTGTGACATTGTTAAATCACCAGCAGTGTCAACAGTAATTACTGTAGTGTCGTTTGTATGAGCAATTTCATTTACAAGTATCTTACTCATGCTAGGTCTCCCGTTACTTTAACACTAGTAAAATCACCGTTTGATGCTGCAAACGCACTGTTATAATATCCTGTTCTTACAGTTGTTGTAGTTGGATTAGTGCCACTAAAACCCACTGCATCTTTTATTACGGACATATATCTACTTGCAGTGCTATCTATGCAATAATTTATATCAGTCATTGCGTTTGTGTAGGCATTAGTAAAATCGCCATTTCCATTATCAGTCAGAGAAGAACTATTAAGGCTGTCTCTTATGGCTGCTGTACCTGCACCATTAAAACTTACCCAAAACCTTGCCGCTGCTTGCTTAGTCAGCGTAGCCGCACCACCGCCTGTACTTTGTATGGTATCTGCTTTTAATGTACTCATAGCGTCACCAATGTCCCACCGCTTTCAACGGTTAATGTAACACCAGAAGCTACAGTAAACGGACCAGTTACGTTGGCGTTCTCTGTAGCTAGGATGGTTGTATTTGCTGTGAGGGATTGTGCATTGGTACGGAATAGACCACCAGCCTTGAAGTTACCTTTGTTCTCAGCGGGTGGTGTGATTGTACCAACTTGGGGTGCTAGGTAGTTTACGAAGATGTTACCTGTGCCAGAGGAAGGGGCAGCAGTAAATGTGAGTGTAGTCCCATCAGGAATAGTGTAGGCTGCTGTATCCTGTACAACACCATCAACTGACACCAGCACGTCCTGCACGGAGGATACTGTTGTAGTCAATGTAAATGTGGTATCGCTACCGTCACCATTAAAGCGTTGCACAGCTTTAGTAGCTTGGTATGAACCCGGAACTTTCTGACCAATATACGGCATTATTTATTCCTTATGAACTGATGGTATCGACTACGGAAACCCAAACATCTGCGCTTAATGCAGTATCACTTTGTACTTTAAGTACATCACTTGCTTGCATTACAACCTTTGCACCGCCATCCAAGACCTGCAGGGCAGAGCCTACAGGAATAGGCGCATCCTTAATAATGTAGTGGTCGTTAGACCCATCATTAATAAATACATCCATTAAGATTTGTGTGGTTGTAACATTAGCAATATTGATACCAATAAGAGCATCATCGGAGTTAGCTGTACGTAGAGTTACTGCGTTTGTACCAACATTCCTTGCAATGTTTCTTTCAAAATCCTGTGCCATATCTTCTCCTTATAAGGCAATAGCCATGGCCACTGCAAATCCTGCTGTTGCACCTGCAGATGGTAGATTAGTTAACTGTGACCCATCTACTGCTGGTAGTCGAGCAGAACCGTCTAAAACTACAGTATTCCCAGCCGAAGTTCCTGTGTTAGTAACCGCTGCTGTTCCTAGTCCTAATGATGTACGTGCTGTACCTGCAGTTTCTAGTACAAAGTTAGAACCGTCGCCTACAATAAAGCCACCGTCTGTTACTGCTAGTCCAGCTACATCTTGCAGTTGTGCATCTAGTCTTGCATTAGCAATTGTACCTGTAAGCTGTGTAGCTACAATAGACTTGTTAGTAAGTGTCTGTGTACCTGTATCGGATACCAGAACTGCGTCTGCATTTCCAATGGTATTACCACCGGGTAGTGTTAAGGTATTTGTTGCTGATTTACTATGAGGTTGAGGTTGAATAATTTGGGCATGGGCATTATTTACTTCACAATAAAACTTTACCTGCGCTCGTGTACCTGTGCCTGTACGAATATCTACGAGACCATCAGATATTGTAACACCGCCGCTAGAGCCATCACCATCAAGATTAACTTTACCTGAACCATTAGGTAATATGTCAATATTTCTATTGGAACTAGAAACAATGTCTCTTGCTAAAACGTCTAAGTCACCACCTAGTTCTGGTGAGGTATCGTCTACAACTGCACTGATACCGCTTGATGCTGCAACAATGGCAGATACTGCAACTTTACGTAAGGCAGTAGCTGAATTATCATACATCAACAGTAAGTCGTTAGATGCGTCTACAGTTGATTCTGCAGTTTGACCAGTAATTACTGTGGAATCTACAGCAATGTCATTAGCATTAGCAGTAATACCTGCACCACCAATGACGTTAAGTGTTACATCACCTGATGTACCACCACCTGTCATGCCTGTACCAGCAACTACAGAAGTAATGTCACCTACAGGTATTGCAGCTACTTCAGCATCTACATATGCTTTAATTGATTGTTGGGTAGCAAGATGAGTGGCACTGTCAGATGCCATATTGTCTTCATCTTTAATAGATGTTCCACTTATTGTACCGTTTAGCACAGCACTTGTCAAGGTTTTATTTGTTAGTGTTTTAGTGCTCTGTGCAAAATACGTATCAAAAGTATCCACAGATGTTTGGCGCATTGTGCCATTATCATTAGTTAGGATACCGTCACCACCAGCTACGGCTGTTGTACCTACGGTAGAACCACCATCTGTCAGGTTAAGTTCTGCTGTTGTAGCTGTTACACCATCAAGAATGTTTAACTCAGCAGTAGTAGAGGTTACGCCATCTAAGATATTTAGTTCTGCTGCTGTTGATGTAACGCCATCTAGTATGTTAAGTTCTGCAGTAGTAGATGTTACACCATCCATAATGTTGAGTTCTGCGGCTGTAGCAGAGATAGCTGTACCATTAAAGTTGATAGCGTCTAAGTATGCCACACCATCTATGTACAGGTCTTTCCATTCTGCAGAAGAACTACCAATGTCACGTGTGTTATCAGCGTCAGGTATTAGGTCAGCACCAAGTGTGCCTGACACAATCACATTACCTGACAGTGTCATAGTACCAGCTATGTTAGCTGCACCAGCTAAGTGTAATTCTTTAAATTTTAAGCTACTAGAGCCAATATCTATATCATTGTTTGTTACAGGAAGTATGGCACCATCTTGAAAACGTAGTTGTTCTACTGTAGAACCTGCACCACCAGCATCTACAAACACACCTATACGATTATTTGTATCGTCAACAACAACTTTGTTAAGTGGTGTAGCAACGCCTGGGTCTCCAATTAATCCAATAACTGGACCTTCAGCGGCTGTACCGTCATGCTTGTGGCCTGTTGTATTTACAAATGCCGCTAATAACTGGTTATATTCGTTGTTACTGTCCGCAGCATCAATGATGTCACCATCAGCATAACTGGATTGTCTGGTATAGCCTGCCATTATTTATCTCCTTGCATCGGCTGTGAATTCTAGCTGAAACCCTTTTAGGGCGTAGGGTGCTGATGTGCCTCTATCGTTAACCCGTAATGCTACAGCAAAGCCACTACCTTCAATTGGTTGCCTAACTAAGGGGTTAGACTGTCCACCATAAGTTGCTGTGCCGTATGTAGAACTTCCATACACCGCTACCACTGTAGAACTGTCAAATGGATATGCAGCTGGTCGAGCTACGTTAGGGGCTTCATAGTCATAACGTACAAATAAGTCTGCATTAACAGCCGCTTCGGGTGCATAGTTAAGAATGACACGTTGGAAAGATTTACGTAAACCGGCGTCACCCATTGTTAAATCTGGAGAACGATATTTTCCGGTTACGTTGTTACCATCAAAGTCGTCACCTTTTTCTTGTTGATACACGTATCCGTCAAAATCACCGTGTATAATAATGCTTTCACCACTAGCCACTACGCTATCTGTGCAACTGGGTCGTATACCTTTTAAGTCAGCAAACTCATATGCATCACCTTTTTTTACACACATAAGACCTGTAGTTACAGCTCTGGGCGTTTGGGAATTAGTAAAAAATATTCTATATTGTGTTTTATCTGCAATAACTGCGCTTGTAAATTCGTCTACGTCTGATAAACCTTCAAAGCGTTCTTGAACTGCACGACTAATTGTACCAAGTTCTACGTCACCAATCTTAGCTGTACCAGCAACTGTACGTAGCCCGTCCGGACCTAAAAATACAATATCGCCTGCAAATTCTTGTATAGTTGAACCATTTAAACAACCAATTTCTCTAGTTACAGGTTGTAATTGGAAGTCGGCTAAGGTATTACCAGACAACTTAAATATACGCTCTTCGCAAAATATAATTAATGCGTCACGAAAAGGGAATAGTCCAGTAATAGGGCTGTCAACATTTATCGTACCTGCGCCATTACCCGATTGAAAATCATTATCTGTTAGGGGTGCACTAAATACTAAGGACTGCGTAGCGGCTGACATGCCAGCAAAAAACATATGATTTTTATAACCAGTTACGAATTTTGGATTGGCAGGTGCGCCAGAGGCATTAATATCAGTTACAGTGTTACTAGCAGTTTTATAACTAGAAGCGTGGTTAGCACCATCAGCCCATATAATATAATCTACACCAGCAAGATTGTATCTAAAAAATGAATATCTACCTGCTCCTGTTCTGCCAGAATCTAGCTCCGTCCAAGTTTGGGTAATAACTGCATTGTTAAGGTGTGCTGCTGCAGAGGTGCTGTTAGCTCCACGAGAGCATCCTGTAAAAGTTGTGCTAGTTTTACCTGTGTAGGTAATTTGTTCCGACCCAACTAATAAAGTTCCTTGAGTACTAAAGTTTGCGGTGGATGTTACTGTTATAGTAGTATCAGAGTTATTCAGTGCGAGGCTTAAGGTTGTGCTACCGTTAGTAGCTTTCCACACTTTTCGTCCTCGTGCCGCAATAACGTTACCATCAAAATGCGCAGACATTAAAATTTCTTCACTGGCACTTTGGTCTTCTGGAACTATATTGGGATTCCATTTTGTATAACCAGAGATACGACGATACCCACCAGTAGTAGCAGGTTCAAAATTTTCTAATTCTAACGCCATTCCAGGCTGCATAGCAAAAGTTGATTGGTCGAGTACTAGACCTCCCTGACAAGCAAATACAAACGGATTGAGGCCAGTTTCATCTGACATTACTTTTTACCTTAAAATATTGCACTATTTCCATACCGTTGAACAACCGGTATATAAGTAGAACGAATGTAATCTGCTCTATTAAGCAATAGAGTTTGCATCTGTTTAATACCCTCCTCAAATCGGGAGAAATTAAGACCATATTGCTGTGCTTCACCCCTATACTGGTATGAATATGCAGTAGCGCCGTCTACAATAACTTGTCTAAATTGTTCTGGAATTGTAGGAACATCGGTTGCTGCTACTAAAACAGTTGGCCTATCAAAGTACTCATACACTAATTCATATGCTTTATTAGGATAGGGGTATAAACCAAAGTTATTATCTGGAGTTCTAAACACAAGAGTAGGTATGCCACCAGATGTAAATTGTGCTACGCTAACTCCAGTATTATGTGCGGCAGCAGTTGTACCCCCAGCACCACGTGTACAACCGGTGAAAGTTGTAGCAGTCGTACCAGTGTACGTAATGGTTTCATTAGCAATTTGTATTGAACCTGCAGCATCAAAGCCTGTTGTGCTTACCACAGTAATTGTAGTAACAGTATTATTAATACCGCCGTTCAAAGTTGTCGCAACAACATCATTTTCTTGAACTATGTATCTCTGTGTATATTCTTTATAATCAATAATACGTAAAGTAACGCCAGCGGAAGCTAGGCTAGAGTCTTTACTAATTCTAAAAGAATCATAGTCAACTGACTGAGTAGCTGTCGGAACAGTATATCGGGTAGTACCCGGAACTAGTGTTTCAGTTTGGGTTTTATGTGTAAAAGACCAGCCAAATTCTCGCTGGTTAATATAATTAATAGCATCATTAACAGCGTTTTGGCATTGAATTTGGAATCCTCGTGCAGAAGCAAAGTTAGCCGCAGTTAGAGATACCTCGTTCATACGAGCGATAACTTCGTTAGTTAATCCCAAATAATCGTATGCCATTGCGCACCCTTAATTAAAAAATGAAAGTAAGGGGGCAAGTCACCCCACCCCCATACTAAGTTATTTAAGCAACATCTCGTGCTACTTCTTGAGCAGTCAAGTCACCTTCGTCAGTGCAATCCATAAGGACAGCCCAGACACGGAACACACCTGTAGTCACTGCGCCACCTGAAAGGGTAGCAATAGTAACGTCAATGTTATCAGCAGCAACAGCCATTACTGGCTGATAAGCTGCAGGGTTTTGCGACAGTACGCCAGCGGCTGACGTAGCATCAAAACCATCAACAAATACATCAGCGTCTATCATACCAACGTCTACAGTAAATGTAGAACCATCGGAAGCAGTAACAACTTCAATACCTGCATTCATTACCATTATCCCTTTAGGGACAGCAATTACAGGAATAACATCAGATGCTGCAAGTGCAGAACCTTTGTCTGACAAAGCTGTTGCCAAGTTCAATTCCATCTGAACCATGTAAGGATTGCGACCACGCTGCGAGTTGCCACGTGCTGTCTGGAGAGTGTTATCACCTAGTGCCATTTTTCAATCCCCCCTATGCTAGACAATATTTGGCATTGATAAGAGCCTCCGGACGGAGAATCTTTCTGCCATACAAATGCATACCACGAACGATGTCAGCAAAGCTGTCAGGGTCACGATATGTTTCAGTCTTGTTGATTTGGTCAGCAGTAGCAACCGCTGAAGAATGACCACCAACAATGATACCAAAGTTATTGGCTTGAGTACCAGTCGCTGAAGGACCGGTTCCGC